GTTATAGAGTCAACGAGAGAAGACCGCCTCTATTTATAGGGGCGGTTTTTTTATATGGTGTATAATACTATGGAATAATAGAAATGTAATTGGATTACTTTTATATGACCAAAAGAACTAAAACAGAGCTATCAACACAAGTTAGTGACCTACTTCCTGATAATTCCTCTGGGGAAATTAGCCCAGAAGATATTAGAATTGTTTTTACTGATGTTGGTGATTCTTTGCTTTTTTGGGACAACACTGTTCCAGCAAGCGATTCAGCAACATGTGCTGCGGGAGAAGTAAAATTTGGTTTAACTACTATTGGTGAAACAACCGTATGCCATCTCTATGTATGTGTAGCTACCGATACATGGAAGAGGGCGGAATTAACATCTTTCTAGAAAATAGGAGACATCAAATATGTCAGCTATGTCAACATATCTCGAAAATGCACTTGCTAGTCATGTTTTGAGAAACACTGCATTTACTACACCCGGAACTAGTGTATATGTGGGTCTTATTAAATTTTATGAAGCTACAAAACTTGAAGCTGGAACCCTCACACAAGAAGCTAGTGGTGGTTCATATGCAAGAATTCAAGTAACGGCATGGGATGCTCCTAGTGATGGAGCAACACAAAACACTAGCGCAATTACTTTTGCAACAGCCAGCGCTGATTGGGGAAATGTGTCTGGTGTAATTGTTGCAGACGCAGCAAGTGCTGGTAATGTTTTACTGCATGGCTCTTTGACTACAGCCAGAGACGTTAAAAATGGCGATGTTTTTAAGTTCAACGCTGGTGATTTAGATATTACATTTGCATAATCACCTTTCTTAATTAAGGGGTGAGTTATGGCTCTAGTAGTTAAAGACAGAGTAAAAGAAACTACCACTACTACCGGTGATGGTACAATTGATCTTGCTGGTGCTGCAACTGGTTTTAAAACCTTTGCTGCCGCTATAGGTACTACTAATACAACCTTCTACGCCATTGAAGATGCTAATGGTTCGGCGTGGGAGGTGGGTATTGGTACTGTAACCGACAATGCCGGTTCCCCAGATACCCTTGCCCGCACCACTCTTCTTGCTAGTAGCACTGGTTCTAAGCTAGAGCTTACTTCCGGTACGCATACAGTTTTTGCAACTTATCCTGCGGACAAGGCTGTATATCTCGATGCTAGTGGCAACCTATCCCATACTGTTGATATCAGCAGCGATACTAACCTAGTTGCTGGTGCTGGTATTACGCTTACTGGAGATACTCTTTCTGCGACAGGCACTACATATTCTGCTGGAGATGGGCTTGATCTAAGCGGCACTACATTCTCTACTGATCTTAAAGCCAACGGCGGCTTAGTGATTGAATCCACAGAGGTTGCTGTAGATCTTGCGGCAAGCAGTATAACTGGAACACTTGCTATTGCAGATGGGGGTACTGGAGCTACCACTCTAAATAATCTTATAACCCTTGGTACACATACCACAGGGAACTATGTAGCAAGTTTAACTGCTGGAGCCTTAATTGATCTACAGAACAATAGTGGCGAAACTGCTACTCCTACTATTGATGTTGATTTATCCGAAGCCACCGAAGCTGTTCTTGCAGATGGCGATTATATTCTTTTCTTAGATGGTGGTGTAACTGGAACAGCGGCAAAAGAAGGGCTTGCTGATTTAGCAACACTATTTGCTGGCGATGGTCTAGTGGCTGCTAATTCTGTGTTAGCTGTCAATGTTGATGATTCCACAATCGAAACCGATTCGGACGCTTTACGAGTAAAAGATAATGGAATTACTCTTGCTAAGATGGCAGGCATAACAAGAGGTAGTATTATCTATGGCGATGCAAGTGGAGATCCCGCATACTTAGCTGTTGGTTCAGCCAACACCGTACTCCAGTCTGACGGAACGGATGCGACGTGGGACACAGTAGCCACCGCTATGATAGCGGACAACGCTGTTACGCTTGCTAAAATGGCAGGCATAACAAGGGGCAGCATTATACATGGTGACGCAAGCGGAGATCCCGCATACTTAGCTGTTGGGGCGGCTAATAAGGCTCTTACGAGTGATGGAACCGACGCTTCTTGGACAAGTGTTTCCAATGCCATGCTAGCCAATGACTCCGTGAGTTATGGAGGGGTTGAAGTCGATTTGGGTGCAAGCGATGCTACTCCAGCATTCAATTTAGCTGACGCAACTGGGTTACCAATAGTGGCTGGAACAACTGGAACTTTATCAGTGGCTCGCGGCGGAACAGGGGCCACTACTTTAAATGATCTTATAACTCTTGGAACTCATACAACTGGCAATTATGTAGCAACCCTTACTGGTGGAACTGGTATTACGTCAACCGGAGCAACTACCGGAGAGACTATTGCTCACTCAATAAGCACAGACGCTTCTCAAACTCACGTTACGGGGTTAGGCACTATTGCCACTGGCGTTTGGGAAGGCACGAAGATTGCCGTTGCATATGGCGGCACCAATGCGACATCCTTTGCTGATAAAGCGGTTATTATCACTCAAGATTCTGGTGATGACACTTTAGCTGCTGTAACTATGTCTACTAATGGGCAATTATTAATAGGTGGATCTAGCGGCCCAGCGGTTGCCACGTTGACAGAAGGCGACAATATAACAATTACAAATGCGGATGGGGCAATTACCATAGCTTCTGACCCTGCGGCAACTGAAACCATTCAAGATGTTATTGGGGGGTGTTTAACCGCTGGAACAAGAACCCGTATTAATGTTACATATCAAGACGGCGCAAACGCGATGGATTTTGTAGTCGATGATGATTTAGACAATTATAATAATACAATTAGTCAATTTGTTAAACGAGCAGATATTTCTGGTGGAACAAACGTTGACGCTACTTTTGACGGTAGCTCATTAACAATCTCCTCTCCCGACACTAGAGATAATGTTCAAACAATTGATAAGGCAAGCTCTGCAACTGATAGTGTTACAGATGTCTTGATTCTTAAGTCTCAGTCTACTGGCACTCCCGCTGCTGGACTGGGTTGTGGTATGGGTTTTGCCGTAGAAACCGCCGTGGGCAACGTTGAAACAGGAGCTAGGGTCGAAGCGGTAGTCACCGATGGAGACTCAACAAATGAAGATATAGATATGGTTTTTTATACCATGTTGAATGGAGACACCGCCACAGAATCTCTTCGTATACATGATGATGGAAACTTAACAGTGGCTGGGAGTTTAACTCTAGGATCAGCCTTGAGTGTTAGTAATGGTGGAACAGGATTATCTAGTATTTCAACGCTGCTTAATTCTAACGTCGAAGGCACTGGAACAAAGTCCACAGGAGAAACCGGTGGAACTAAATTTCTTCGAGAAGACGGCGATGGTACTTCTAGTTGGCAAACCCCCAGCGTCGAAGGTACTGGAACGAAGTCTACAGGAGAAACCGGTGGAACCAAATTTCTTCGAGAAGATGGTGATGGTACTTCTAGCTGGCAACCTCCTCCAGATACGACAGTGGCGGGTGATAGTGGCTCAACAGGCATGACTCCCGGTGACACCCTAACGATTGCTGGTGGAACCCGATGTACTACAGTGATGAGTGGCGACACTTTAACCATCAATGCTAATGCAGACACGGCATACACGGCTGGCGACGGGTTAGATCTTGCTGGCACTGAATTTTCTACAGACTTAAAAGCTAACGGTGGGTTGGTAATAGAAAGTACAGAAGTTGCCGTAGATTTAGGCGCAAGTTCCATAACCGGCACTCTTGCTGTTGCTGATGGTGGTACTGGGGCCGTGTCTCTTACCGATGGTGGGGTTTTGTTGGGTTCTGGCACAGGCGCTGTTACTGCGACTGCTGTGTTAGCAGATGGAGAAATTCTTATAGGTGATGGAAGCGGCGACCCCGCCGTTCTTGATATCGGTGGAAGTAGTGGAATTACAATACTTGGAACTATTGCCACTGGAGTTTGGGAAGGTACTAAAATAGCCGGTGGATATATTGCTGATGACGCCATAGACTCACAACATTACGCCGATGGCAGTATTGATAACGCCCATATAGCTGACGATGCAATTGATAGTGAACACTACGCAGACGGCTCTATTGATACTGCTCACATAGGTAATCTACAGGTCACAACTGGTAAGATAGCAGCAGACGCTATTGACGGAACAAAACTAGCTGATAATGCTGTAGACAGCGAACATTACACGGATGGAAGTATCGACAACGCACATATTGCAGATGATGCAATTGATAGCGAGCATTATGCTGATGGATCAATAGACACGGCACATATAGGAAACTTGCAAGTAACTACTGGTAAAATTGCGGCTGATGCTATTGATGGCACTAAACTCGCTGACGACGCTGTTGATTCAGAGCATTATACCGATGGTAGCATTGATAACGCGCATATTGCAGACGACGCCATTGACAGTGAACACTACGCAGATGGCTCAATAGATTTTGTTCACATTCAAGACATTGCTGCTAATTCTGTATTAGGAAGAAACGCTAATAGTTCAGGCGTGCTATCAGAAATAGCCTTAGCAACCACCCAACTTCTTATTGGTGATGGCACAGGGTTTACGGCGGCGGCTTTGTCGGGCGACGTTACAATGACAAACGCTGGCGTGGTAACAATTGGTGATGACAAAATAGACTCGCAACATTATGTAGACGGTTCTATTGATTTTGTTCACATTCAGGACGTAGCCGCCAATTCTATATTGGGAAGAAACGCAAACAGTTCAGGTGTACTATCAGAAATAGCTTTAACAACTACTCAAATTCTTATTGGTGACGGCACAGGATTTACAGCAGCAGCCTTGTCAGGCGATGTCACAATGACAAATGCTGGCGTAGTAGCAATTGGTAACGATAAAATAGATTCGCAGCATATTGTAGACGACGCAATTGATAGTGAACACTACGCTGCTGGGTCGATTGACACAGCGCATATAGCTGATGATCAAGTAACTCTTGGTAAGATGGCGGGTATCACTAGAGGTAGCATAATTATCGGAGATGCCAGTGGAGATCCTGCTGCTTTAGCTATTGGGGCTGATACTTATGTATTAACCTCTGATGGTACTGATATTGCTTGGGCTGCTGCTGGTGGCGGTAGTGGTGATATTACAGGAGTAACTGCTGGAACTGGGCTTAACGGAGGTGGAGCCTCTGGTGGTGTGACTCTGAATGTAGACGCCGCACAAACTGTAATCACCTCTCTCTTGGCTACCGATATCAAGATTGGCGAAGATGACCAAACAAAGATTGATTTTGAGACAGCCGATGAGATTCATTTCTATGCCGCTAATGTAGAACAGGTTTACCTTGCGGATAATATTTTCGGCCCACAATCTGACAGCGACGTTGATTTAGGAACCACCGGAGTTCGATGGAAAGACGCCTATATAGACACGATAACTACTACTGGCAAGATAACTATCGGTGGTTCTATTAATCAGGCCATCACAAGTGCTACCGAAGATGCTACCGTAGTAATAGACCTAAGTACCAGTAATTACTTTGAAATAACTTTAGGGGCAAACGTAACAGATATAGATTTTACCAATGGTTCGGTTGGTCAAAGATTTATCATTAGATTTGAACAGCCATCAGGCGCAAATTATAGCATCGTTTATAGCGCCGTAACACACGACGCTGATGGCGGTGGAAGCCCAGCGGCTGTTACGGTTAGTTGGCCCGGAGGAACCGCGCCCACAATGACAGCTACAAATGATAAGGCAGACACTTATGGATTTATAGTGCGGGCAGAAGGTCATTTTGATGGTTATGTAATAGGTCAAAATATTGCGGAAACTACTAACTAGGAAAAATAATGACAGTATTAACCGTACAGGTAGAAGCCAATGGAGACGACGGCCACAGAACATGGGATGAAGGACTGTCGGATTGGAACTTCGTCAACAACGGCAACTCGGTCTACTTAGGGTCGGAAAACAGCGGAATGGAGGCCACCTCCACAACTTGCTACTTCCGATTCTTGGATGTAGACATACCGGCGAGCGCCACCATTAATTCGGCTAAACTTCAGTACAAGCTGGGCGCTAGCTACTCTTACAGCAGTAAGTCGTGCAGAATATATGCTGATGCTCGCTCTGCTAGCTCGGCAGCTATTGCCAGCGATGGCAACCTGTCGGGCGCTCAAGGCAGCATGACAACCGATTATGCGACGTGGAATCTGTCAACATCTAGTTCCACCAGCTTTCTCGACTCTGCCGACTTTACCGATGTCATAGATGAAGTCATTAATACTGCCGGTTGGGATGCTAGTAGCAATAATATTACCATCCTTTTATATAACCCAACAGATGCAGATATGATGGATTCTTGGGTACTGGATATAAAAGCTCACGAAGTAAGCAGCGGAGCGGACGCAGTTAAGTTAGTGATAGATTATACGGAAGCGTCCGAGGGGGCTGCTACCAGTGAAGCTTTTTTATTGTTTGTTGATTAGGGGGTAAGCCATGTTTGGTTTTGGAGCAATAAGTGAACTGCCCCTTTCCACCCTGCCTGCGGTGGGGGCTGTTACGCATACAGGTACAGCAACCCTTAATGCATCTGCGTCAGTATCTAGCGATCCTTCGCTAGAAATAAATGTTGCTTCAAGCATATCTGCTGCCGGAACGACCCTTAACGTTGGCGCACTAAATATAGCCGCCGCTAGTTTATTGGCTGATACTGGGTCTGTGTCTGGTTCTGGCCTTCTCACTATGGTGGCGGCGTCTACCGCGTCAGCTACCGCCACGCAGTCTGCTACGTCTGTAATGGTGATGGTGGCAAGCACCTCTACGTCTGCGTCTGGTACGGTAGTAGCGACCCCAGCGATTACAATAAAAGGCGTGTCTGCATTAAGCGGTACGGCAACCGTTTCTGCTGATGGAGAGCTAACTAAACTAGGAACTGGTTCGCTACCAACATCTGGTACTGTTTCAGCCGCTGGAGAATTAACTAAGCTTGGAACCGCGCCTTTATCTTCTTCTGTTACCATAGCTGCGCATCCACAACCTTTATCGACAGGAGCTACACTCTCTGGATTAGCTACCGTTTCTGGTAGCGGGACATTAACCAAGCTTGGAACTGCTACACTTTCTGCTTCTGGAACAACTCTAAACGTTGGGATAGCCCATATAAGTGCCGCTAGTTTATTAGCTGATACTAGTACAGTCTCTGGTAAACTAGTAGGAACTGTGGTTCTTGCTGGAGGACTGTCTTGTAGCGCAACAGTGTCTGGCGTTCCAACCAGAATAATACACGTAGATACAAATGCTGGTGGTTCTGCATCAGTTTCTTCTGCTGGCGTTCTTGAAAAACTTGGACAAGCCCATCTTAGCAATTTAGGGGCGTTTACTTCAGGGTTTAGTCAAGGTTTTGTTCGTGGGTCACAAGTTTCTGGTAGTCCTTTTCTGTCGCAAAATCACTTAGCTGGTCGTGCAACTTTAATTGCCAACGGCGTAGTAGACAGGGTCTCACATAGCCTTTCGCTATCAGTAAACGCAAGTATGGCGACATCACCATCTTTTCAGCATGGGGTATTCTCTACTTTACAAAGTATAGGATCTTTGTCTGGAAATAGTGTATTATTACATGGAGGGTCTATTAATCTTAGCTCTATTGCTAGGTTGCAACCAAGACTTTCAACGGAATACGACCAGCCGGATATTATTGCGCTTACGCTTTATGTAGACAGGCTACGCAGCCTAAATGGATACATAAGTAAGACAAAGGATTTTACAGGTTATATTGATAAGCAACTTAGCATAACCTCTAACATCGACAAAACAAGCGGAGTTACGGGATATATAGACAAGGTTGTAGAAAAAACACTTGTTAAAGAAAGATAGCCATGCCAGCAAACGAAATACATTTAAGTGATATAGGAACAAAGTTCTTAGTGACTATTACAGATGGTTCTAGTGCCGTAGATGTTTCTAGCGCAAGCACAAAGCAAATAATTATAAAAAAGCCATCTGGATCTAAGCTGACAACAACCGCGTCTTTTAACAGCGACGGTACTGATGGAAAGATATATTACACCACCGTGGCCGACGACCTAGATGAGGCAGGCTCGTATAAACTACAGGGCAAAGTAATTATATCAGACGGAACTTTTTATACGGATATAACCAGTTTTAAAGTTCATAGAAATTTATAGGAGACGAAAATGCCTTGGCAAAATGAAATGACACTTATAGTTCGTCACCTAGTGAACGATTTAGATTCAAGCAGTTATATCTTCACCGACTCTCGACTAGAAGAGGCCGTTTTGGTTTCTGCACAGTTAGCGTCTTTAGAAATTGATTTCGAGAACACATACACAATTGATGTGGATTCTGTTTCTCTTTCTCCAGACCCAACAGACTCATCAAACAAAGACGACTCTTTTATTAATTTAGTTTCGTTAAAAACTTCGCAAATGCTTTTGGGTAGTGAGCTTAAAACACATTCACTTAATGCTATTTCTTTAAGAGATGGGCCGTCTGCTCTTGACTTAAGGGGTATTGTTGCTGGTCTTAAAATTTTGTTTGATGATATTAATAAAAGATACGAAGAGGCCATAATGCAGTACAAGCTCAATGGTGTTGTTGGCCAAGCTATACTTGGGCCTTACGCACCGGGAAGTGATGCTGTAGCAAGAACACATTTATCTAACAGGGCAGGATGGTTTGAATAATGGCCGAATATAAAAAAGCAGATTTAAAAAGCAAGCTAGAAATTGATCTAGCTGATAACGATACTGGTGCTATTACAGCTAAAACTATTAGAAACAGCATGTTACATATTGTTGATTCTGTTACCCCTATTATTGCCAGTGGAAGTGACAATTACTACAAGTATTCTCTTGACATTAGAGATAGTGGAGTAACGACCGCAAATAGTCCCCTTAATATGATCCATTCTCAGTGGGATGGCAATAGTGTTTCTAGTATTGAATTTGTTTCTGGCGATGACACCACAAACAAAGAAGATGGTGGCATCAATTTTTACACTTCTAATTCTGGGGTAGCTATTGGCGGGGTGGGAAAACAAAAGAGGGTTTCCCTTAAGCCAGATGGTCAAGTTCATATCTATGGTAGCGGAGTAAACCCGCCAATTAGAATAGATCGTTCTCATCCAGAATCTGGGGTGGCTATTTATGTTCGCACTAGCCCCAACCTTTTGGCTGCTGGTAGCGGAACCAATATGAACTTTGGTCACCTTGATGCCAGAACAAACACCCTAACAAAAAGATTTGCTGTCGATACTGACGGCAAATTCGGAATAGGCCACGAATATCCTTCTGAACCACTACATGTTAGAGCGTCTGGTAATGCTTTGAGACTTGATCTTCAAAGCTCTTTAACCAATACCGCAGATGTAATCATATCTAAATACAAGGGCGGCGAACCCACCGTTCAGAATAACTTGCTAGCTACCTTTGGGTTGGGCGTAGACACAAACGCTAGCGGGGCTGCTAGGTTCTTTATCGGGTATGACGATGATAGAAAACACAGGGTTAATTTCGGAGAGGCGCTGTTTGTTGTTACTAGCGGAGGCAAAGCCTCAGTGGGTTCGCTTTATCCAAAAGAACAATTTGTGGTTGGAGATGACATTGGCAAGCACACTGTAGCAAGCGGTGATCGAGCTTTGGTTGTTGGCGCACAATACGGAAATGCGGAATTGTTCATTGGTTCTGGAAACACAAATACTGACATCTCTAATTTTGCTCGCTTTAGATGGAACAGTTCCACAAAACAACAAATCGTAGAGACAAGATCCGCTGGAATAACAAGACATAACCAACTCGTACTAGATTCCACAAACAATAACATAGGGTTTGCAAGCTCTGGGGTTCGACGAACAGACTGGCGACCTTTATTTAACACACATGTGTACGCTAGCGGAGCAGCCACCACAGCCTTGGAGACACCAATAGGTAGCCAATCTGCAATCTATATCGGCTCTAACACTTCTGGAAGTGGAGATCCTTTGATTGGAAACTGGTCTACCATTGGCTATAAGGCATATATTGGTGATGACACAGAAGACGTATTAAAGATAAATAATTCTGGGTCGTTTGTTCCTAGCCACCTGACTATTGATCGTGAGGGTCGCGTTGGTATTAATACTGCTGCACCTTATGACAATTTTGCTGCCGGAACAAACTATTTCCACGTAAGTGGTAATGATGCGTCAATGATGGTTGGCAACAATGCCACGTATTCAGCACTCAGGCTGCTTGGTTCTAGAAGTACAACTGATTCAGCTTATATACAAGCCGGAACTAGTGCTGCGGATACTGGCGCTAAATTAGTAATTAGTAGATTTGATAGCGACACTTCTAATATTTCAGACTTTATTATCCGATCTGATAAAACAACCTACCACGGCAATATAGCCCTCAACGACAAGTATATTAGTAATGATGGTGGAGATGAGGGAATTAGGGTTACTAACGACGGAAAGGTTGGTATTAACATAGTACCAACATATGAACTTCAGTTAAGTAGCAATTCTGCTGCAAAGCCTGTTAGTTCTGTTTGGAATGTTGATTCTGACGAAAGGGTTAAGACCGACGTTTCAACCATTACTGGTGGTCTAGATAAGATTGATTCCTTAAGACCTGTTAAATTTAAGTACATAGATGACTACTGCCATTGTCATGATGGCGTAGAATCGGACACGTACTATTACAACTTTATCGCTCAAGAAGTGGAAGTTGAATTCCCCGAAGCCGTGACGGAAAGCGGTCAAGATATATTGGATCGCGACACTGACGAACTTTTAGTTGAAAACGTTAAAACCCTCGACTCTCATATGATTAATGTTTACTTAGTTTCCGCTATCAAAGAGCTTAAGGCTGAACTTGATGCAGCTAAAGCAAGAATAACAACACTAGAATCCTAATAAGGAGATAAAAAATGGCTGATGTAGCTACAAACGTAAGATTAACCGCAGATGCTGCCTCAAGAAATGGTAGCGTTATTGTTGGCGCACCAAAGGGTGCTAAAACCGACGCAATTGGAACTAACTATAGAATAAGGGCTGGTGGCGAGGCTGCTACGGCAACTGTCACCTTTACTGGTGCTGCGACCGCCGATGAAACCATTGTAATCATTGATGCCGATGGCGTTTCTAAAACGTACACGGCTAAAGATGCAACCGCCGCAGGAAGTCTTCAGTTTATTAAGACTGACAAGAACGCCGCCGCCACAGCTTTAAAGCTTTGTATTGATAACGCCGCTGGTCACAATGGATCAATTGCTGTCGCTGATGACCTAGCTGGCGTTTTGACTTTAACCCAACTGAAACCCGGAATTAGAGGCAATACTACTATTACTGAAGGTTTGAGTAATTGTACTGTAGTAAGCTTTGCTGGTGGAACATATGAGTCTGGCGTGAATGACGCAAGTCTTGTTACTGGCTTGGATACAAAGTGGACAGCTAGATTTGATGATAAGACTTATTACACTAGTTAATATTATTAGGTAATCAAAATGGCTCTTAATTTACCCGCAAGTGCGTTCACAAAGTTGAATGAAGCTATTCTTCTATTCAACCGAACATGCAATGTGGTATATCCAGAAAGAAGACAAACGTGTGAAAATTGTGTTACTAACACTTTTGGGGGAAGGTCTACAAATACTTATGTAACTGGTGGCCCTATCCCCTTTAGCAGGGGGTCAACCTGCCCACTTTGTGGGGGCGAAGGTTTTAAGAATGTAGAAAGCACCGAGTCTGTTGAGTTAAGAATATATTACAGAAGGAGAGATTTTATTGACGTTGGTATTAACGTGGACATACCCAACAACGTAATACAAACGGTTGGATATATGGACGACTACGCAAAACTAACTAAAGCTAAAGAGCTATTGGTAGATGTGGGAAGTCATAATCAAGGTAGATATAGCAGAATTTCTGAGCCATATAGCCAAGGCTTTAAACAAAACCCAACACAATATATTGTTATATTTTGGGAGAGGATCTAATGGCTGGAAAACTTTGGGTTGAACTTACTGCTAAACCAGAGGAATTTGAAAAGTTTATTTTATCTGCTTTGAAGAAGGCTCTTGCAGCAACGCTTAAAAAATCGCTTAAGACAATTGAAAATGGTTTTTCGGACTTAGTTTATTCCGCAGTTTATAATTGCATGGAACTAGACCAACTTAGAAGTGGAACATTACGTCATGAATTAGGGCTGTCATCAAGCCAAAGTAGTAACGCTTCAGAAGACATAGCAAGGGCTGTTAGCAGGTCTGTTTTTGTGGAAATTCAAGAGCCAAAAGGAAAGGGTATTGGCGGTCTTAGTGTAAATATTCAGCCAACAAATTTTGCAAATGTATTATCCATTTCTGGTTCTACCGTTGATTATTTTTCCAAGAGAAGCAAAGAGCTTGTTACCCTCGAATGGTTAGAGTGGCTACTAACGAGGGGCGACACAATCATTGTGGGAAGATTTCACTTTGAACCCAAAGCGGGCCGAGGAAGAACTGGGGGAGGACGTATGGAAAAGGGCGGGGCTTGGAAAATAGATTCTCAGTTTTCAGGTACAGTAAGTGACAATTTTATTAGCAGGGCATTAGGCGAAAAGAGCGTGCGAGCAAAGATGCAAAGAATCATCGAAAAGACAATAAAGAAAAACTGGAATTAAGATGACTAAATGGCTAAAAAAAATAGGCAATGTTGGTGACAGCACAGTTTCCTCAATAATACAAGACAACTTAATTGAACTTTTTGACTGGGGTCTTATAGACGCTGGTGGTTTTTTTAATGTTGAGATACCAACATCCGGTCAGTTTGGGGGAGACAAACACAAGCTCAGGCTGGTAGATGATCCCAGATACACAAAAGGTCAAGTGTGGGAAGGTTTTAGATCTAATTGGGTTTGGCAAAGTGGCGTGTCAACAACTGCTCAACCTAAGACCTTAACAAAGCTAAAGCCAGATTCAACCGACTACCCCAATTCAATACATTCTCCCGGCATTTCGGGGGTGTTTGTTGGTGGTGCATTTCAACCAACTTCTGGTGTTGGTACTTATAAACACCATGTTGATTATCCAAATGGCAGGGTGGTCTTTGATAGCGCGATTAGCACAACCAGCACAGTAACCGCTGAGTTTAGCTATAAATGGACTAAAGTAACAAAATCAAACGAAGACTTTTTTCGAGAGGTTCAATATAGATCAGAACGCGCGGATGGTGATTTTACCCTAGAGGCTTCTGGTGATTGGTCACAATTAGCAGAAACTAGACTCCAATTACCCGCAATGGCAATTGAGGTTGTCAAAAGAAGAGATTCTGAACCCTATTCTTTAGGGTCGTTAGCTCATTATGTTAACACTGATGTGTTATTTCATGTTTTGGCAGAAGATGATTACGATAGAGATAAGCTGTTAGATATAGTGTCTTTTCAACAAGAAAATACCATAAGTATGTTTGATAGTGATATGATTGGAAGGAACAACGCTTTTCCGCTGGATTACAGGGGTATGACATATAGTAATGTAGTGGAGCATCCCCATGCGTCACAGATATACCCCTTGTTGTTACAGTCTAGTGGAATCTTACATGGAGGATTTAAGTATGGTGAAACACTTTCAGATAGTCATGGTAAAACATTGCACATCACTACGGCAAATGTTCAACGTTCTGAAGAAATTTCACCAAATTTATATCACGGAGTAGTGAGAATGAATACCGAGGTAATTACCTAACTAATTATCTCAATTGGTGTATAATATGTTAGAAAGATAAACTTTTTCCTTTTAGGAGAGACATAAATGGCTAATAAAAGAACATACTGGGCAGTTGAAGCCCTTGGCGTGGCCGCAGAAGGCACCGGCGAAACAATTAGTAATGCGCAATTTGTTCCCGGCGTTCAAAGTGTAGGCATCACCACAAATTTTAACTTAGAACAAATTTTTCAACTCGGTCAGCTAGAAATCTATCAAGATCTTGAAGAAGTTCCAGATGTAGAAATTTCTGTTGAAAGGGTTCTGGATCAATTTAATTGCATGTATGGTCGCACAATGGATGTAGGTACGCCTACTGCTATTACAATTGCAGGTGATCAAAACAATAAATGTGATATTGTTTTTAGTGTCAATAATGAAACCACAGATGATGTTGCTGGTGATAATGACCCACTCGCCGCTGTTTGGTGTTCTGGAATGTTTTGTTCTAGTGCATCGTTTACTTTTGGCGTTGATGGTAATTTCACTGAATCTACTACTTTGGTTGGTAATCATAAAAAGTGGGCGGCTGCACCCGGAGCCTCCATAGCGGGCTTGCCTACTGACGCGACGGTTATTGCTGGAGATGATCCAACAGCCGGATTGGTTTCAAAGAGACAGCATATCTGGATGACCTCAACCCCAGCACCAATCTCCGATCTTACTACGGCAGAAAAGGCTATTCAAAGTATTAATGTTAGTGTTGACTTTGGGCGTGAAGAAATTAATGCCCTTGGCACAAGACTTCCTTATCACAGATTCGTCACCTTCCCAGTTGAAGTTTCTTGTGAAATTGAAGCTATTGTTACTGATATTACTGACATGGCTACAGACGCTTTGCCAAATGCAAACAATACCACTGCTCAATCTATCGCGTTTAACGTCGGGGATGTTGCCGTGGGCGATATTGCATCAGGCGGTGCTTCTTCTGCTATTCACACCTTTAATTTAGGCAGTAAGAACAGAATGCAATCTGTTACATGGAACGGCATTGATACGGGTGGTGGAAACGCCAGCATAACGTATTCATTCCGTAACTTTAATAAGCTTGATTACACCTATTCTGGTGCTGCTGGTTTGAATTAAGAATTTTACTGATAACTAGGGGGCTGGGAAGCCAGCCCCCTTATGTCAGTTCACATAGCGATAGCCACTTTTTGGGATAGGCAAGTGAATGAACTGACTTTAGATAATGGACTTAGGGAACGGGAAAACTACACTTCCCGTATAAAGTTATGGAACTTTATGAGCGGGAATTTTTTTTGTCACGACTATTACTTGATAAAAAAATTGTAGAAATTGGCGATTTGGTTTTACACATACATCCATTAACCATTGAGCAAAACTATATCGCACAAAAGGTTTTTAGGGATTCTTATGAAGAGGCTTTATTTTCTGGTGTTTTTGCCAGAAAAGAAATGCGTCAATTGATGGTTGATCAGGGAGTTTGGTCAGAAGAAGAAGAAGGTAGGCTAACAAGAAACACTAAAAAAATAGAAGATTTAAAATTAGCTATTTATAATGATTTTTTAGTGCCAGTAAAAAGAGAAAGAATAAGATCAGAACTTAGGGAATTGGAAAAAGAACAAGGAACACTATACCAACAAAAACATGGAAATGATCACTTAGACTGCGAAGGGTTAGCAACATACGCCAGATGGAACTGGATAATTGAAAACACAACAACACACCCAGATGGAACCTCATATTTATTTGAGGAACTAGATATAACGACGGTATTAAGATTAAACAATGAATGCGACATAGACACAATATATTTAAGAGAGATGTCTAGAACAGACCCTTGGGTTAGCATTTGGAGAAATTCAGGAAAAAACGCAGAAAAGATTTTTAGAAAACACGTTTTTGAGCTTACAAAGGATCAAGACGAAATAGTTAGCTGGACTGGTTTATATGAAAATGTAGCAGAAGCTTATGAATCCCCAAAACGTGAAGTCATAGAAGATAATGATGCTCTTGATGGGTGGTTAGTAGCACAAAGAAGAGAATCAGAAAAAGACAAAAGCAAAAAACAGCTAGAAGGATTTGAAAGCGCACACGAAAAGGCAGACGAAGTTTATCTTGTATCTAGAAGTAAAGAAGAGACCGATGCTATATACGCCCTAAATGAGGGCGAATCCAAAATGACAGTTAAATCTAGGATGAACCAAGTAAAAGAAGCTGGCGAAGACGGAATAAAGTATGAAAAATTTACGGACGTTAAAATGAGAGTAATAAATGAAGCGAGTCAAAAATTCGGATAATGGGAGGGCATAATGGATGAATCATATGCTGAATTAGTAAGAAAGTCGGATCAATATAAAACCGATAGGTCTAGCAAATACAAGGAGGTATCAAAAGAAAGGCTTCTAAAGATATCAAAGAAAAAGATACAGACAACCATGATTGGTGCATTAAGCACTGTAGAAAAATATCTTGGTTTTTTGTGGGGGCATGAAAGTTCAGAAGAATTGACTCCTGAGCAAGAACACCTTAAACAGATATATGAAGAAGTGAGATCGGAAATACTTGACAGGGGAAATAATCAGGCCAGAAACTTAGAGGCAGAATTTGCCAGCTATGATATTAACTGGCTACGATATCAGATTACTTTACCTGTTAAGCCTACTACATCAATGGAAAAAGGAGAAGAAGATGGCGAAGAATAAGAAAAACCGGATTAAAATTGAGTCTGAAGACTTAGACGGTAAGAAGAAAATTGTCTACATAAAGATTCCAGACACTAGAATAAATAAAGAAGCTCAACTGGCTTATAACCAAGCCTTTAGAGACGCTTTACAATCTGGGGCGGTTTTAAGACAAAAGCTTAGTAACGTCCTAGAAGAGCAAGGTGTTTGGGACGATGAAAAAGAAAAGCAATACAAGGATGTAATGAATTCAATTAGCGATGGAGAGAAAGAATTGAAACAGGGTGGTATTACTCTTTCTGAAGCTAGAGAAACAGCCCTTGGCATGAGAAGAAAGCGTGGAGAATTTCGGAACCTAATCTCAGAGCGTAGCTCAATGGATGGCAATACCGCAGAGGGGCAAGCAGATAATGAAAGATTTTCTTTTTTAGTCTATCGCTGTTTACTTCAGGATAACGGGTCGCCGTTGTTTGCTACTAAAGAAGAATATGAAGAAAATGCTAATGAGCCATACGTGGTTGATGCGGCTGGAGAACTGGCCCAAAAGCTTTATGGCCTAGACCCAGACTATGAAAGTAATCTTCCAGAAAGCAAATTCCTAACAGATTACAAGCTAGCCGATAAGAAACTGCGCCTTATTAATAAAGATGGTCATTTGATTGATATTGACCAAGAGGGCGTCGAAAGATTGATTGATGAGGATGGTAGATTCATTGCTTATGACGACGATGGTGAAAGCTACTACATTAGCAGATCAGGCGATAAAATTGATAAAGAGGGAGATGTTATTGGTGAAGATTTTTCTCCTTTTCTAGATGATAATGGCGAACCGATTCCAGTACCGGGAAAAAAAGAAGCCAAAGTTGAAGCCTCTGACGATACTGAAGAAACAGAAGAGTCTGAAGATTCTGAAGAAACGGAAGAGCCTGAAGCTTCTGAAGAAACAGAAGAAGACGAACTGGCTGAAATGGTAGGAGATTTAGGCGAAGGCGAACCGATGCCGGGAACCCCAAAGGAGCCTGAAGAAGCCCCCGCCAAAAAAAGAGGACGACCAAAGAAAACACAGGCAACAACCGAATAGTAAACATTGGAAAGTGGGTGTGTCGTTAGCAGAGAGCTACCGGTATACCCATTTTTTTTAGGGTGTCCGAATGGCCGAAAAATTTGTATTAACAGCCCAACTTAACCTGCAAGCTCCGACAAACGTCAAGCAAGTTCTTGGCTCGATGCAGAAAGACTTACAGAACGTTTCTGTCGATGTTGAGGTTAAGAGAGGGGCGCAGAGTGTTAAGCAATTAAACCAAATTGCCAAAGCTACCAAGCAGGTTGAAAAAAGCACAAAAGGCGCTGAAACTGGCGCGGACAGAATGGGCAAGGCTTTTGGCTCTGCCTTGAAAAACGTTCTTAGGTACGACCTTGCTCGTAGAGTTTTCTCTGCATTTACTAATACTGTTGAGCAAGGAATTCAAGACGCCATCAAGTTTGAGCGAGAGATGATCAAAATCGCTCAGGTTGCTGGCCTGACCACAAAACAGCTAAAAGGTCTTGAGCAATCAATTACCAGACTTTCTACCTCCCTTGGGGTGTCTTCAGCAGGCTTGGCTAAGATCGGCCTGATTCTAAAGCAAACGGGCCTTAGTGTTGATGACACTAGAATTGCTATGGAGGCTCTTGCTAAGACCGAGCTTGCTCCTACGTTCGATAATATCACCAATACTGCTGAAACAGCCGTTGCTGCTATGAGGCAGTTTAGATTAGAAGCAAGCCAGTTAGAAGTTCTTCTAAGTAAAATCAATACGGTAGCCGCAAACTTTGCTGTTGAAGCTTCCGATATTGGTGTGGCTATCAAGCGTGCTGGTGGTGCTTTTCGTTCTGCTGGTGGCGAAGTAGAAGAACTTATTGCTTTGTTCACTTCTGTGCGTGCTACAACCCGTGAAACAGCAGAAACAATTGCTACTGGTTTTCGTACTATCTTTACTCGTATGCAAAGGCCCACCACGATTAAGTTTATGCGTCAGTTTGGCGTTGAGCTAACGAACTTAAATGGGCAATTTGTTGGGCCATACGAGGCTGTTAAAAGATTAAGCAACGCCCTACAAGGTTTAGAGTCAACAGATCTCAGATTCTCTGCCATTGTTGAACAGCTTGGTGGTTTCCGTCAGGTTTCTAAAGTAATCCCTCTTATTCAAGAGTTCAGCACCGCTCAGGCTGCATACAAAGCCCAGCTACAGGGAACAGACAGTCTTGCTAAAGACGCTGAAAAAGCACAGCAATCTCTTGCTATTCAGATAATGAAATTAACGGAAAACGTTAAAGAGCTATTCCGTGAAATTGCCAATTCTACCGCGTTTAAGGAAATGGCTAAATTTGCTCTAATGTTCGCTAATGCCGCCGTAGAGCTAGGAAAAGCTCTTGCTCCTATCATACCCATGCTGGCCGCAATGATGGCGTTTAGGGGCATTGGGTGGGCTGGTGGTAAGCTGTTTAAAGGTGGTGTGGGTGGATTAAACGCTTCTATGGGTTCCGCTATGGGCGGGGGAAGCGATGCCTTCAAGGGCAATAGGGGTGGTCGTGTTCCAAGACGCTTTAGCGGCGGCGGTTGGGTTCCCGGCAGGGGTAATGGCGATACTGTTCCAGCCATGTTAGAGCCGGGAGAATTTGTACTGCGTAAATCTGCGGCTCAAGCCTATGGGTCACAGCTTGACGGTATTAATCAATATGTTAAGGGTGGAAAAACCAAATTTGACAGCATGCCAAATAAAAGAATGTCAGATCGCGTTTTCGCTGAAGGCCCAAAGAGTTGGTACAAATCAAAAGGCAGTCAATATAAAGAAGGAAAGCAATTTTTTAATAAGGCAGATACATTAGATTGGACGAAGCATAAAGAATATACTCCAAGATTTGATATGAGAAAAGTCAAGGGTGCGCTTGGGTATGGAAGAACAATATCAGACTTCAGAGCGTTTTTTAACAAGACTGGTAGTGGGAGGAAATCTGGTGAAGCTTGGGAAAGACTATTAAAACTAGGAGTGACGACTGGCGGCACGATGGGTGAAAATCAAGACACAACAAAACGCTCGCCTCCTATGGATGGTACGTGGAATGGTGTAGTTGCAGACGCGGCTACAAGTAAGGAGTCGCATAGCTCATCATTAATGGCCGATAAGATAGCTTCCTACATGATGAATACCACGAAGTGGAAAAACAGGCCACTTACTCCCGGCAAAGACCCCGATTCACTTGACAATTATATAGCGCCCGCAACCGCTGAAGTTATTGCAACTCAAGCGTTAACGCAAAGAGGAGCCATAGAAGACGAGATTAAAAAATATAACGAAGCGGGAGCAAGACGAAAAAAAACCAGAGGTGGAAGAAGACCGCCAGTGAGACAAAAGAGAGCAACTGGAGGAAGCGTAAGCGGTTTTGGTGGAGTTCCCTCTCTTCTCACTCCCGGCGAATTTGTTGTCAATAGAAAATCAGCCCAGTCATTTGGGTACGGCAACCTTCGCAAGATGAACAAGATGGCTAGTGGTGGAACAGTTCGTAGGTATAACACCGGGACTAGTGGCAGTGGAGTCTTGGGCGGTGGTGGTATGGGCATGAGCGGCATGATGATGCCTATGATGATGAGCAACATGCTGGAGTCTACCGGCAAAGCCACCAAGGGTGTCTACAAGATGGGTGAAGGCGCTATGGGAGCGTACTTCAAAATGTCCATGCTGGGTGCCGGTGTTGACATGGCAATGGATTCAATGGGCCAAACTGAAGGTGCTTTTAGAAGCCTTACAGACACGTTAATGCAAGCCGCCATGATTCTAGGCACGATTAAAGGAAGTGGAATAGGCTCAAAGGCCGGTGGAATGCTTAGTGGGGCCGCTGATGTGGCAATGACCGCGTCTATGATTCCGGGGGGGAAGCTGGGCGGTCTTAAGAGAGGGGCGCAGCGGGCGTTTGGTGGGGTTGCATCTAGCGTATCGAAGACCGCTAAACAAGGCGTCATGCACCCGTATATGTCAAGAACATCCAAAGGATGGATGCAGAAGGTTACTCGTGGAAGATTCGGGTCAGCGGCGGGGACGCAGCATGGGTTTGCTCCAAAACGGCAAGCGAGGATTGATGCACAATTAGATATTGTAAAAAAACAAAAAGGACTAAGTAAAGCAGCAGGCGACCGAGCGGGAAAACAAATAGGAATAGGAAGAGGTCTAAAGAAAGAATTACAAGTTCTCCAAAGAACATCTCATGGTGCGACTAAAAACCTAGCAGAACTTAATGCAAAATTGATAACGCAGGAGGCGAATGCGCTAAAGGCGTCGAAAGCGCTCACCAAAACAACCGCCTCGGCAGACATCTTCACCAAGTCTGGCAGTACGAAAATTTTTAAAGCAGCGGATGCGTCTGCTGACGCTGGAAAGGCGGTTTCAGCAACGAAGGCGCAGATCAGAGTACAAAAGGAGCTTGCTGAAGCCACAGCAAAAGAGATTGCGGCCAAGAAATTGGCAAAAGAAGCCGCTGAGAAGAGTGCGGCGACAGCAATTAAATCAGGAAAGGCGGCAGCTACTACCGGAAAAGCCGCAACAAAGCAAGCTGGAAAACTTGCAAAAGGCTTGAAGATGGGACTGAGGGCTTTAAAAGCTACGACCGTAGTTCTTCTTGTGGCAGAAATCGCTGTTGATCAATGGGGAAAAGCGATGCAAAAGAGTAGCAAGGAGGCGATGGAAAAAGCGGTCGCCAAGGGAGATCTTGTTGAAGGTGGCGCGCGAGAACAGGAGATGAGAAAACGATACCAGAAAGG